TCCCGCAACTTTCCGCTGGGAGCGCCTTTACTGATCCCGAGCACGTAAGTCGCGGCAATAATGAAGAACTCGCGCCAGATTTCCTGCTTGCCTAAAAAGCCGGTTTCGGTCGGCCGATCCAGCGTCGTCGCAGTTGCAAGATTCGCGGTCTCTAAATCTCCCAACCAGGTCGGAGGAATCCCCAACACCTGACCCACCATGTTGCGGTACTCTTTCACTTCCGATGGATCGCCTCCCGCCCCTTTGGTGTTGAATGGCGCAAGAACCGTGCCAGGTCCCGAGGCGAAAATTGATCCCGCCGTTGCAGAGGGGTTTGTGTCCCAGATATTTGCCCCTGTGTTGACCGTGGTTTCCAGTTGCTGTTTTGCGCCTGCGACGGCTTGCAATCCGCCTTTGGTCGTCAGCGTCATGGCGAATTGCGACAAAGCAGCTTTGATCGTGGCGCACCAGCCTAACCACTTCGTTGCGGTCTTCGCCCAGTCCAACGCCGCGTAAACTCGGGGAACGTCGAAATGCCATTTTGAAACTCCCACACCGCCGCGCATGTGGTAAACCGGGGAATCCCACTCGACCGGGATCCCGTTGATTTGCTCCAGCTTGTCTGCGCCTTCCGGCTCGTAGTTGAGCGCCGGATACCAGGATTCCTGCTTGTCAATCGTTACCTGGCCGGTTGGATCGTAGTTCCTTTGAGACCAGACCCGCCGATAGTATCTTGGTTCGTCGGTGTCGTCCGGGTCGGTCAACACATCCTGGATCTCGGTCGCGTCGATCGTTCGAATGGTGACCAGCCCTTTATCTGTTTTATCGGGGAAAAACCGGAAGAACACCTGGCCGTCGTAATATTGGCGTTTCTCTAACCCAACCAATGCAGTCGAGCCGAGCACTGATTTGTTGCGCTCGAAGAAGTCCGTGATGGTTTCGTTGGCGGTTTCGTCATCCGACGACACTTCGACGCCGCGCGCGAAGACGTAATCCGCCGCAACGTTGATACCCCTCTGGATCATCGGATTCTTGATGTAGTACAGTCTCGAAATCAGGATGATTTGCTGAATGCCCCATCTCGAGAACTCGAGCCACGAGAGGTTTACTTCCCGTCGCCACTCGACGTTTTCCAGCATCAGCGAAATGTCCGCTGTGGCTCCGGTCGACGTAATGGGATTGGTTTCCCGAAACTTGCCGGGCTTGTTTACCTGCCCTCGGGACTCGTGGACCAACCACGGCCCCGTTCCTGACATCTGCTTGGCTTCGATCAGTTCGGAGGCGCGTTCGATGTACTCGGCGCGATAGCGGGATTCGCGGAGCGCGGATTCATCCAGAGCTTGGGAAGCGAGTGCAACGCGCTTCTGATCTTCGAAGGCTCGCCGCGTGTTTGGGTCGAAACGAATGGCAAGCCTTCGAAGGAACGAACGCAACCAACGCATTGCGCCAAGAATACCACGAACGGTAGATACCGACTACAATCCGAACAGATCGAGGCCCTTGAACTTCTCTGGGCCGTGCTCTTGAACTAACCGTCGTACTTCGGCTTCTTGCCAGGGAATCTCCGAATCGAAGGAAACGTATGCGACGTCGTGCCGCCACCATTCATCCGGTATTGACGCGTATTCCCAATCGTTCGGCCATTGCTTTGGATACGAAATCAGTTCATCGTCTTTCGATCTCCATAAGTTGTACATCCGCTCGATTTCAACCGTGGGCTTCGCGGGGAATCGCAGGCGCTCTGTCACTTTGTACAGTGCATGTTTCGCCCGCAATCTGCTCTCACTGGCTCCCCACAGGTGCAGTATCCCCCCTTCGCCTTGTTTGATTGGGCGCCACGGTTGCCACTTCACGCCAGCTGGATTTCGAGAATGGAATTTATCTCCAGCCCAATGTGCTTCTGGTTGATCTTTGAACGCGCACGAGAACCAGCGGTTTCCCCAGATGCCGTTGGAGTGATATCGGTCGAGTGAGCCGCGTAAGTTGTAGCCGGGGAGTTCGAGCATTTGACCGGGCACCAACATATCGCAAAGCAGCCGAATTTCAAGAGCGTCGCGCGGCAGCAAATTCGCGGTCAGAACTTCGTCCGCGTCAATCATCGCTATGTGGGTTGCGCCGTGTTCTTGGCGTGCGCTGCGAAGTAGAATCTGCCGATGCGTCATTTCATCCCAACAGCCGTCTTCGCAAATGTGGTAGCTGATCCGGTCGGTTACTTCAGCTTGGATGTCCGCGATGATTTGCAACGAACGATCCGTGCAAGCGTGCAGATAGAACACCACGGCATCACACCATTCGAGCGCCACGCGAGCCGACAGACCAAGGCACCAATCCTCATTTCTTACAGGCATGATCCCTATCAGTTTCATGCGAACCTCTTTCGTCTGCCGCCGACGTTCGGAGCTTTCGCGAACATCACGGCGGCGTGTTCGCTCATGCCGCGCCGGAGGCGAATGCGGATTAGCCGCTCGTCAAGACCACGCTCTTTCGCCCAGTCACCAATGGTCTGCCGCCGTCCGTCTATTGTGATCCAGTGATTACGGCTGTAGTTATGCCGCTGTTCCGATGGAGTGGCCCACTTGCAATTGTCCGGCGAGTACGGCCCGTCGTTGTCTTTGCGCTCAATGGAATGCTCCGGGGTCGGTCGCTCGCCCATGTCTGCAAAGAACGCCTCGAATGACTGCCAACGTTCACACACGCGAATCCCGCGACCGCCATAGTGTTTGAAGTTTGAGCGGTTCGGATTCTCGCAGCGTTGCCGCATGTCGATCCAGATCTTGTGTTCTGGCGTGCCAGTCTTGCCGTGTTTGTACGCCGGGTTTGCGGAACTAATAAGAGCCATCAGCCACCAAGCAAGTATCAGCAGTTTCATTGCCACGGTAAGCAAACCACTCGGGAGTGTCGCTGAGTTTCATGCCAAGACGCCACGCTATAACAGAGGCGGCACTCTGGTCGTGCCGGTGTCCCCTGACGTCTGGGGGTCCGCAGGGTGAGCACTTTGCCGCATTGCCGGAGAACTTCGCGCCGGGAAAGTTGGAGTTGGTGATCGGCCCGATGAAGGCTTTCGTGTTGGCGAGGCGAAAATACTGACTCAGAAAATCCAGGCCGATGTTGCTTTGAGTCTGCAGGCCGAATGCGGTTGCGATCACATGGGGAATCTGCCTGTTCGCGGCCATCCGGTCGCGTGGATCGATCTCCGGCAACAGATCCGCGTACGCGCTCTCTGCGGTCCACTCGTAATTACTCCAACCCCCGCGTGCGATCCAGTATCCATCGGTCTCGATCTTCGCCCATAGCTCTTCCAAGGGTCTCGGTCCAAGCACGATGGATGAATCGCACCATAGCAACGTACTTGCGTAAGCCGAGGCTTCTTTCAGTGCGTAGGCTTTGAAGGCATACGGAACGTCTTTGTGTTCCGGGCATCCGATCGGATAACCATTCGTGTAGAATCTCAGCGTTTCGCCTTTGAGCTGGTTTCGTAATCGCTCTTGACCGACGATGTACTTCTGCTGATTCCGTCCGCCGATCGCGACGTTGACCACACACCGCCTCATAAGATGTCCGAGACTTTGTGAACGCCGCGTCGTTCCATCCCGCCTTTTAGACGTTGCAATGCGCGATGCTCTAACGTGAAAATCCAGTCTCGACACATGCCGGTCTCTTTGGCAACCTCGCTCATTGACATTCCGTCCCAGTAGCGTAGACGGATGACTAAGCGTTGCTTCGCTGGGAGACGTCCGACAAAACGCTTCAACCTGCGCCGTAACTCGATGTGCGTCGCCGACAGTTCCAATCGGCTATCAGGATGAATATCTTCCAAATCGAAGAACGGTTGCTGATAGCGCGTCCTCAAGAATCGCTTCGCTTGAGCGACGATCCCGTAAGCGACAAAGGTCCTGAACTCTGTGCGCCACTTCTCGCCGTCGAACCGCGCCCCCATTTGCAGCAGTCCAAAGACGGCTTCGCTTTCTAAATCGCACGAGTTTCGCCCCGTTGCATTGGCCATATTCGTAGCAATCCGCTGCGCAAAATTCACGTGGCTCACGATGAGCTCTTCGTTTCGCATTCGCCGATTGTAGCAAGCCGGTCATACAGCTTCATCGTCTCCAGCGCTTCTACCGACGTGCATACGTGCGGTTTCCAGGGATTATCGCCGTACTGCCAAGTTGGGAAAAACAACTCGCGCAGTTCATCGGCAAATACCGATTCGCAGTTCGCCTGTCGGACGACCCAGTCTTCCGGCCAGTGAGAGCCTGAGTTCATCCAGCCCCACCGTTTTCCTCTGCGGTAAGATTGTGGCCCGTAATTTCCGCCGCGTCTCTCGACGATGCCGTAGCCGTCCGTGCCGTTGACTTGGATTCGGAAGGTGTTCCGCCATCGCACGATGGAGGCTTGAAGATTGACCAGCACGTCTTCATCAGCAAATAGCGCGTGCACTTCTTCGTCAATGCCAGTTTTCCACCAACCCTGTGATCCGCGCGCTGAAAGCTTGAAGACAACCGGGTCGATGATTTGTTGCACCAGATCCAGCAGATGAATCCCCGGATCGAGCAATGCGCCGCCGTTGCGTTCTGGATCAAGCTTCCACGATGTCACATCCCCAGGCTTTCCGCCGTGGCCCAGCGTCATTTCGACCGAGATCAACTCTCCGAAGTATCCAGACTTCAGGTCTTTCATCAACGCGATGACGCCGGGATAGAAGCGATAGTTCATGCCAACGAATAAGTGATCGTTCTCAGCTTCGAGATACAACGCCGTCGCTTCGGCCAAGTTGCGGCCCATCGGTTTTTCCATGAACACTTTGACCCCCGCATTAAGCGCCTGTTCTACCACTGTTACCGCCGTATCGTGAGGCAGACAGACGATGATCCAATCCGGCTTGTCGATCAGCAAATCATCCAACGATTCGTAATCCAAATACCTTGCCTCGTCTGCGACGCCGATGTACTCCACGCCTTCGATTTGCTTCAGTGCTTGAATGCGCTTCTGCCCCATGCCGCCGCAGCCCATCACCCCGACTCGGATCATTCACTCACCTTTGGTTCGTTTCGCGCGGCCATGGAGTCGCCGCGCGTTGGAGATTCGTGCTCTCGCAGTCTCCGCTCAGTTCGAATCTTCAAGTACAGATTCGCAGCGCACACGCCACACTTACACTTTGCGTTTGCCATTCGGCGCTTCGTTTCTAGCCAGTCCTCATCCGCCGTGTTTGTCATTTCAGCACCAACACGTAAATCGTTAGCGCCACTAGCCACATCCATGTCAACCCAAAACAGAGCTTCAATTCGTTTCCTAGAGTCATTTCAACACCAGCACGGAATCCCAATGGCCGAAGTGCACCGGGTCACCGTCCAAGTCCATCCACTCATGTCTCGCGAAGCGATACCACTGCCCCAGGTGATCCATCAGTGTTGTGTAATACCCCGCGTCTACTCTGTGTCGCATGGGTCCGGTGAAGTCGTGAAACTCCACGCTGATCTGTGTTGCGATTGGCCCCGGCCAGTTTTCGAGAACCGGAAACTCCTGCCCTTCGATGTCGAGCTTCACCACGTCCCAGTGCGAGACGTCCGCAATCCGCATGATGGCTTGGATATTCCCAGTCGCTACCGTTTCCATTTCGTAGTCGGAGAACTCCCATCCACAATCCGGCCGTGTGATTACTCCGTCAATCCCTGATCCGGGTTCGATCAGGAAGTTTGCACCGCCGTCGCCCGATGACTTTGTGGTCGAGACGTAACTGGAGACGCGTTTCTGATGCGCCACGAGTCCGACTTTCCAGTACTCGATGCCTGGGACTTGTGGGTTGTCGATGCGTGAGTCCGGGTCGAGCGCAATCACTCGCGCTTTCGGCCTCAAAATGAGAATGTCTTTCGAGAACGCGAAACCGCGGCATCCCGCATCGAGAACAATTGGAGAATCAGGTAGCAGGTCTACATCAATGGTGTGGCCCATCTCTCCGAAACCAATGCGGTAATCGGTGTCGCGGCCCAATGGAATCAGATTCACCGCTTTGTCTCCATATAGAGAACAGCGCTTCGTCCTTGCGACCCGCGAACCAAACCAATACGCTTAGCCTGCCCGCGAGCCTCCAGGTCACGCAACCTCGCACAAGCGTTCTTGACGCTTAACCCGGTGGTCGCAGCAACCTCGCCCGACGTGGTTGGACCTTCGCGCAAACACGCGCGCACCTGATCGAACTTGGTCACCGCTTCCTCCAGTACATCGGCGCCGGATTCACCACTTCATTCACTGCTAATCTTGCTCCTGATAAATCGTAGTCGTCGCAGATGATCCAGCCACCCTGTGAGACTAAGGGGTATAGCTTCATTGCTGCCTTTGTCGACGAATAAAGATCCGCGTCGAGACGAAGCACTGAGATTGTTGGCAAGTTCGGCGGATCGCCGTAGCGATGCGAGGCAACCCAAGCATAAACCGTTTCCTCAAACCAGCCTGGATGGTAAACCAGCAGCTCAGGCGGAATCCCCCAGCGATGCATATTCGCTTGTACGGTTGGAAGGGAAACACTTGCTGAGCCTTTGACGTCGCCGCGCGCGTGAAGTTCCGCGTCAATCGGTTGAGACTCTGGCATCCCTTGAAAGCTGTCGAAGAGATGCACCCTCCGGGTGTTTTGCCAGGGATGCGCTTCAACGCTATCCCAACCATACGCGTCCATCAGCGCCCGCGCCATCAGTGCCGAACTTGCCCCCGCGTATACGCCGCATTCCACGAAGTCTCCTGGTATGCCTCTTTGCAGAGCCAGCATCGCAATGTCGTAAGTTGCTTCTTTGGACTCTGGGCCTCCCAAAGAATGAAAGCCTACCGTCTTGATGAATTCCGCTGTGGTCACAGGATTACTCTGGCTTCCGTCATGATCCGTATCCGTTTTTGACCGATCGCGTTGACGGCCTCCGTCCTCAAGACTTTGATGTTCTCGATCTTGAGCAACGTTGCAGTCTCGAACCCCACGATCAGCTTGGCAATCTCCAATTCCATTTGTTGCTTCCGGCGACGTGCATCCTTGATCGCGCCCAGCGGCGTCTCTTGCTCGATGATCTCTTCCGTCGGCGTCATACGTTCCTGAACCTCGATCCGCTCACGTCGTTCCTGTCACCCGTCGCCCATTCCTGGTGAAACAGTTGAGGGTACGTATCCCCTGGCTGCCCGATTCCAGGATGAGCCGGCCAGCCGTACTGACACGCTTCTCTGTGAAGTGGAATGTTGTACTTCAAAGCCAGCATCGAAAGCACCGATTGATCCGCCGAGTTCCTGAAGAACTCCGGTTGATCTGGCATTGTGGTACTGCCTTCGTCGAACTGGCAGAGCGGATTCAGCATGTACGTCTGCCATTCGAGAAGCAGTTGATTTGCGAACATATTGCCGCAAGTGAAGAGTTGAAACCGTCCGCAAGCATGCTGCGAGGAAAACGGCGCTTTGCCTAGAATGGCCGCAAAACATTCCGCTTTTGTGAATCGCAGATTGTCGCAGCCGGTCGCCTCGAACAGAACTACTTTCTCTCGCCGTGCGATCTCAAACAGCGGATCGAGATTCGCAATCGGTGATGTGTCGCCATCGACGTAGAGAACCACGTCGCCCCAGTTCAAACCCTTCATCGTGTCCAAGATAATCAGCGGCTTCCAGCAACAATGGCCTAAATGATTCTGCGGTTTTCTCTCGAATATCCACCGATTCGTCTCATAAAACGGCGTTTGCAAAAGCCAAGCGTCGTCATAGACTCGGATATCATCGACGCCAGAGATGTCTTTGTTCTGCATCGTCAAAGCAATGTTCAGATCGTAGGCTCGACCACCAAACGTAACAAGTACTTTACGCACGTCGATGCTCCAAGATGATGTTGGTTCCCGCGCTGTCCGCATTCGCGACTTTCGCCGTGTAGCCGAACGGGGAAACCGCAGTCATGATTTCCTGTATCCGTCCGTCGTGTTCACAGCAAATCACCCGCGGGTACGCTTTGGTCTTCAGCAATTCCTTCAATAGCTCGACGCTCAACCCTTCGGCGTCGATGTTCACAAAGTCATACGGTCCACCGAAGCGATCAAAGACATTCCCGAGCGTCATGGCCGGGAACCAGCCGTATCCGACGTATCCCCCGGCGTCCTTCCAGAGCTCCGCTACTTTCGGGTCAGACGTGGAAACAGCGTCGTCGGTGATTGCCATTTTCACCAAGCCCGCTTCGACTCCCACCGCGGCGCCGAGGACGTGAATCTCCTGACCTGGCTTTCGCACGAATCGTGGCCCATACGCAGCGATCAGGTTTCGCAATGCGGTAGGCGACGGTTCGATCAGGACGGCACTCCAGCCTTGCTCGATCAGCAAGCGAGAATTGGATTTCTCGATTGGGTCCCAACTTCCAATATCTAAAAGCCGGCCGGTATGCTGATTGTGGTTGGCGAAGATTTCCGCGATGATGAGGTCTTCTTGGTATTGGGAGTAGCTCATGAGCACAACTCGAAGTAGAAGTCTCCGCTGCCTTGCGTGTGCTGCGGGTCCGTGATTGCGTGGCCGTCTTGGAAGTCCACCAGCCGAGTGGCCGCCAAAGGTTCAAGAACCGATCGCCAATCAATCTTTGGATCAGGCGTGTAATCCGGTGGAGTGAAGTCGCCTCTCCAACAGACTGCTAGAAGCTGAGAACTCGCGCAGTAGACGCGGCATTTCATTCCTTCGCACATCAGATACCTGGTCGCTTCCCGCACTGGCCCGCCGATGAAATCGTGAAGCACGACAACACTGTTCGTCGCGAGGTGCTTGAACGCTTTCACGGCATCGTACAGCGGATTCATCCAGCAATGGTCACCGTCGATCATGACACCGTCATACTCTTGGTCGCTTTCCAGCTTTTCGAAATGCATCCGGCTCGTGACCGGCATCATGAACACCTGATCTCCGAACTTCGCCCGTTCGTTGATGTTGGCGTTAGCCCGATCAAAGAACGCGTCGTCCGCGTACATCGGCTCCAACGCGCTAACGTGCAAGCCTGCCGCCGCAACGTGAAGCGCCGTCCAGCCGGTATGAGCGCCGATGTCGAGCCAATCACCATGCGGGAACTGCTTCGCGCACTGATACAGGATAGCCGCTTCATCGCGATTCAGAAACCCGCAGTTCTTGTACAGCTTCAATTCGTGATCATCGGGCATGTCGGCCCAGTCCGATAACACAGGTTGACCGAGGGAATGCGGCATCACTCGTTCCTGCAGATGCGGAAAGTACTGCGCGATGTCGGGAGCGTCCAGCTTCATTGCAGTAGCACCGGCTTTTTCAACCGCTTTACTTCCTCGAGTTCGTAGACTCCGATTTGCTCGCCATCTTCGAACCGATCATCCGCCAACTCGTCTTCCGCATACACCGCGTCTAGATACTCGTCATCGCCGCCCGCATTTTGCAGGGACACCAGAATACGTTTGGGATGCTTTGGTTTTGCCATCAGATTCCTTTCACCATTTCCCGTTGCGTTTATCCCGCAGCACCAGCAGCGTCACGAGAAAGAATAGTGCCGCGCAAAACGTCAACCCATCAATCCAGCTCATCTGCTTTGCAACCTGTAGCCTTTCGATTCTCGAATCGTCCACCACTTGTCAATCGCGTCCTGGGTTTCCGTTCGACTCATTCCGGCTTTCATTGCAGCTCGCATCGCGAGCGACATCATGGCCGAGAACATCACAACCGGATGAACATCGTTCGCGTAACACCAGCCTTCCAACGTCTGTTCCAGCTTGCGCGCTTCCTTCTCGAAGTCCATCACCAGCGGATCGTCAGGAAGCATCACGCCTCCAGTGGCTCATGGCCGGGAAAACCAGCAGCCTGCCGCGCTGCGAATAGTTCTTTGTATTTGCGCCACTCCGCGGCCGAGTTAGCACGTTCCAGGAACTTCGGCATATCGTCACGAGATTTTCTCTTGCGCGCCCAATGCCGGTGAAACTGAATCAGGTCCGGTCTCTGCCATAACACCCCAAGCTTCTGAGCGACACATTGAAGCTCTTCGTCTTCGCCCATGTGGAAGTAGCCTTCGAAGAGTGGCCCGTTTCCGCCGTACATTCGCCGGCAGAATTCTCGTCCCATCCACGGCGATCCACAGACTCGATCGATATAGGCTGAGCCTGGTTCTCCGATGTGTCGTTCGTCGGCGCCGTATCTGTCGCCGGTGGGTTGCATCACTCCGAAGGTTGCAACATCGAAATAGTGGTCGAGATCCAGCCACGTTCCGGTGAAGTTGTGACGTTGACGATACGCATCCGCAAAATGACCAATGCATTCCCGCGCGATTTCTTCGGCGGAATGGTTGGCGTCCGGTTCGATGTCGTCGCCGCCGGTCACGAACCATTCAGCGTCTGAATCAAACTCAAGAACGCAGCGAACCAGGTGATTAACGGCGGAAGCATAACCGGGATACGTGTCAGTGCTGCCATGGTAGTCAGTGCTATTCGCCTGCCACCAGTCAGGGCTTTTCGCTTCGGCGTCCTGACGAGTGTCGCACCACAGCGCAATCTTGTAGCCGCGCTCTCGCCACAGCTTCAGACACTCCTCCGCTTCTTCCGGTGGACGCTTCGATGGAATGCACAGCCAAACTGACATCAGGGCAACCTCATCAGTTCAGCAAGCCTCGAATCCCACTCCGGTTTTCTTGTCCACGAATCCCCCGGTATGGTCTGCTTGGTCGTATTCGATTCGTGAATCTCCGCTACCATAGCGGGCTCATCTTTCAAAAACCCGTCGACGGAAGCCGCATTCCCGTAACCCACCGAATCCCGTAACCAGATGAGGTCTTCGCCGCCATTTCGTTCTTCAAACGGATGCGCCTTCCACGTCCCGCGCCAATACATCAACGAGGTCCCAACACCGTAACCGGGGGTCGCGTGTTGAAATAACCACGCCTCTTGCTGTTTCTTGCGCCAGAACAGCATCGTGCGATATCCAACCACTTCGAGCGGCCGACCGGTGCTTTCGCGCGTCAACGCCTGCGCTTGCCAAGCCAGACGAAGAGGATGAGAGTAGTCATCACTGTCCCAGTGCGCGAGGATATCCGCCATCGCTGCCAGCTGATTGGCAAAATTCCGCAGCGCCCCGATAGTCTTCGGTTCCATCGCTGTTCGAACGACCGAAACACCTTTCGCTCCGGCCGGCCATTTGTACGGCGTGACGCCGTTGTCGAGGATCAAAAGCGATTTGTTGAGGTAGGTTTGAGCCAGAAACAACTTCACCGCGCGGTCGGTGTAGGCTTGCCGATCTGCCGTGAGACAAATGCAGGTGACATGCGGAATCACTTACCGGGCTCCTTCAACTCGAGCTTGGGCTGGCCCGCGTCCGAGCGCTTTTTGCGTTTCGGCTGAAACTTTCCGTGTCTCGATGATTCCCTCGACTACTCGAAATGTATCTTCAGCCTGTTCCAAATCCGTTTTCATGAACCACAACCTGACGTCGCGTTCGTCGATCTCAGGCATTCAGTTTGGCCTCCGCTGCCGCCCTGAGAAACGCTGAACGATTGAGCTTGGCCTTCTTCGCTGCACTGTCGATCCGCTTCAACAGTTCGCGGTCGATGATGACCATGATTCGGAGACCGATGACGTGTTTCATGGGGTCGGTATACACTCTACACCGACTACCGCGCGAGTGTCAATACCGCTTGCGGTCAATACCGTACTAGTGATATGCTCCGTTCGTGAAATCCACATCTCAGGAACGTCTCGACAATCTGAAGCAGAAAATTCACCGCCTCCACAAACAGGCTCACGCTCATGGTCTGGCTAGGCTGAACGATCAGATAGCTACAGGTCACGCGTTGCTAGACGCACGAAGGGAGTTCGGCGAAGGGCACGACGGAGACAAGGCTTTTGGCAAATGGTGTAACGAGGCAAATCTGCCGTTTGGGCAGGCATGGGCTTGGTGGTTAATGGAGGGCGCAAGACACGAACCAGCGATTCGCGATGTATGTCATGACCAGGTAATCACATCAGAGGATGAACTTCCAGGCCTTAAGACACTGATTCAAGAAGTGAAACGACAAAGCGTTCAGCCTGTCGACCAAGCCAACGTTCCATTCCCAGATGGCAAGTACAGATGCCTCGTTGTGGATCCGCCGTGGCCAATGGAGAAACTTTCTCGGGACGTCCGACCAAAGCAAGGCCCCGTGCTTGTTTATCCCACGATGGAGCTGGATGCCATCGCTGCGCTTCCGGTTCCAGCACTAGCATTCGAAGACGGTTGTCACGTTTATCTGTGGGTCACACACCATTTCCTGCGTGACGGTCTCAACATCTTCGACCACTGGGGAGTGGAATACCAGTGCTTGATGACTTGGCGCAAGAACGTCGGCATCACGCCATTCAGTTGGATGTACGACACCGAGCACGTCCTGTTCGGACGCATCGGATCTCTGAAGTTAGTCCAGCTTGGCTTGCGGCTTTCCTTCGAAGCCGACGTCAACGGCCATTCAGTCAAGCCTGACATCTTCTACGAACGCGTCGCACTCGCGAGCCCAGGCCCGCGCCTTGAGATGTTTGCGCGCGCGGCACATGAAGGCTTCGAACCGTGGGGCAACCAAGCCGAGCATGTCGCCTGATTGCCAACGCGATTACGAATGGAGCCTGCGTTTCGAGCCTGAGATGAAACGCATTCTCGGCTCGTGCCTCATCGGGCGCGCCCCTATCCTAGAAGACCGCGAACGCAATTCGGACTTGATGAGTTTCAAGATGGATCGCGGTCTTGAACTGAAACCGCTTCGCATCGCATGTCGAATCCGCAGAGCTGACACCTATAAGGGTTACCGAAGCCAGTTCACCATTCGAACCGTGCGGCCATCAGGAATGAAGACCGAGATGGAAAAGATTCTCGAAGGCTGGGGTGATGTGTTCTTCTACGGATTCGCCGACGAGAAAGACGAGCATCTCAGCCTGTGGACGCTCGCCGACTTGAACGTCTTTCGCAAACATCGCCCGGTCGGTGAAGCGCGATCCAACCGAGACGGTAGCTCAGAATTCGCCGCTTACCGCTGGTCTGAAATGCCGCCATCTTTCGTCATCGCGAATTCACAGGACTGGATAGTAAACCCTGCGCGGTGGGAACGCTTCTTCGGAAAGATAGGCGCCTAAATCGGGCTAATCACTTCCAAGCCGCCCATCGACGTCAGAACGGACTGATTACCACTTCATCGGCAAACTGGAATCTGATTTCGCTCTGCTCTTCGTCCAGAACCAAATCATGAATGGCCCACACCAGCGCATCCATCCGGTCGGGTGACTTTTTAGTCATGCCTGGCACATAGCTACACATCTGGTCTTCCAGCTTTTCAAAACTACCGAGATGATGAACCAAACCGCGTTCGTATCTCGCCGCAACAGGTTCGGCCCTGACCATCTTTCCTCGAGAAGCCCTGACCGCTCGAAACGCCACTTGCTCGCCGCCCTCCGCGCTCCGAATGTTGCGCTCAACCAAATCGCCGCCGTTATTGACTTCGCCGATGATGCGATCTGCGCCCCAGTTTTTGTATGCCGCGATCGCGATCTTCGCCCAGCTCGCCGGCGATTCCCTGCAAGTCAGATCCGCTAGCACCGCGACGTGTCCGCTTTTCGCCAACGCCGCAACGATGATGCCGGTTTCGTCCGATTCGTCAGTGGTCGACACTGCCGGATCTATCGCCACCACCAGCCGAACCATCTGATCTTGCCGGATGTCATTCACCGGCCGGCGCGTGGCCTCGATCATTCCCCGCGTCCACAAGGCGCCTTGAATGTCTTCCAGCAGCTCTGCGTTGATTTCCTGCCGGCCGAGCCGCGTCCCTTCGTAAGGCCGGATGACTTTCCGGTAATACGTTTCGCTCAGGTTGTCTCTGTTGTCGTAGCTCGAACCCCTGGTGATGACTGTTGACTCATCCGCGATGATGCCCTTCAGCACCGGAAGAGGTTTCGGCGTGGTGGTGATAATCCCCTGCAACTTGGCCGACTTCAGCCGGAAGCCGAACATGATCTGATCCCAGGCCTCTTGGGGATAGTTCCACGCGCACAACTCATCGGCCCAGAACTTCGTGAACTGCGGGCCCCTCAACCGTTCCGGTTCGTCCGCTGAGCGCGTGATGCCAACAGCCCCGGATGGGAACTGAATAAGATGTCGGGAAGAATTGAACTCAGGCTTTGCGCCTGGCGGATAGCAACTCAGCAAGCCGCTGGGTCCTTCAATCATCACCGAGCGAACGTCATCCGCGGTCGGCGCGATCATCAAGATTCGCTCATTGGGATCCTCTGCCCACTCGCGCACTGTTTCGGCGCCCGTTCTGGTCTTGCCGAATCCCCGTCCAGCCAGCAATAACCAGAAGACCCAATCCGCCTCAGCGATCGCCGCGCCTTCCGTGCCGGGGAGGATTTGCGCCGGCCGCGCATGGAAGCGCCAACTGTAGAGAAGCGCTTCGGCTTCAGCGTCAGTTAGGCTCTGGATGATCTGGTCGCACTGCGGGTCTAAGCTCAGCGATTTTGCGAGCGAGTAGTTCCCTGGGGTTGACATTGTGCTCTATGGGTCCGCCGCCTGGCCCTGAGTGCTCGATGGCTTTGCGTTTGGGGTGTAAGTAGTTGGCGAGTTCGGCTGCCATGCGACCACGAAGCTCAGGCGGATTGTGGTCATCCATGGCCAGCATTGCCATGACATCGATAGGGTCGCACTTGCGTTCATCAAGCGTGGATTGCACAGCGCGAGTACTGCGGAAATTGGGCGTGCCTTTCGAGCGACCACCGCGCCGCTCGCCTGGCTGGGAACCTTTCGGCATTGCTACTTTAGCAGTATCTTACTGACACCGAAAGCTTACCACGCTTCAGCGCAAGTAGAGCAGTCCGAAGAAGTTCTTGACGACCACCAACCCCAGAAACACCAGGCAGGCTATCGTGATGACCCATGCGCCGATCTTCGCGAAAGTCACGGCCGCGCCTCGCTTATGTTGGTTTCAAAACACGTCTTCAGCACGATCAATCCGGCGAAGAATAACGCCATGAAAATCACAACAAAGATGGCGTGTTTCCGAACCATGCGGATCTATCGGCTTATCGAAAGCGAAACTTTACGGTGAAGCCGTCCTCGGCTTCGGTCACGTCTGCTATCTCCAATTCCTTGTGCAGATTCGACCTATCCACCATTTTGCTTGCGAGTTCCATGAGCTTTTCGCGGTACAGGTTTCTCAGCTCCGCTACGCCGCGATGGAACCGCGCCAGGCTTTGCACCTGCGCTTGGGACGTCTGCCGCGTTGGGAGCTTCAGCAGTGACGCCATGGAAAGCTTCCAGGATTTGCCAGACTGCACTTTCTAACCTCCGGCGCTGATCGCTACTCATTGTGGGGGTAGTTGGTGCGATTTGCAATGGTGTTTTTTGTGTAGAACTGCTAGGCCCCGAGTTATCCCGTCCGGGCTGTACGCCGCGTTCGAGCCACTCTGTCAGCGCGATTTCTACCGCTTTCGAGATTTCGGTTTCCCCGGTCAAATCGATCAAGTGTTTAATGGCCGCGTTGCGAAGACTCTGCTTCAGATTGATTGAGGTTTTCGCACGTTTTTCACCCGTCACGCCCTGCTTTTCCATAACTCTTTTTCCCCTTGTTTCAGTAGTTTCCGGCGAACTAAGTACTTCTAGGGTCGTTTTGAACCGACTGCGGTATTGACTCTCTGTCGGTATATACTCCATACTCTGATTGTGAAAGACAGAAACACGGTATCACAGAACGGGCCTCGCGCGCATAGGCCGTTGGTCCCAGCGAGGGATAGGAAAACCACCGTAGTAGTACCAGAGGCGCTTTTGATCCGTGGCAAGAAAGCCGCCGCCGATGCGCGCACGTCGTTGCAAACGCTGTTCTGTGAAGGTCTGGAGTTGAGACTAGCCCAGTTGGAGAAACAGTCATGAACCCTGATTTGTTCGTTTTTAATGGCTTGGATTATCGGCACGCCCTGATCTTGGCGTTCAACTACATTGAGATCGATACCTTTTGGGCCACAGCCGATCCGTTGAACGTCGTTGAGGTTAAGCTGCCGACTCAGCCCGGCGCGTTTCCATCCGATCCTGAATCCCTCGGGGGTGCGCGCATGAGCACAGTAATGGATGGAATCACCGCGCATGACAAGTTAGTTCGTCAAGTCCGAATTCTCGCCCTCGGCTTGGATTTGATGGGCGAAGTCGCGTGCTTGATGGAAGAGCGCACCGGGTATCGCACGTCTTTGGAAATGGCGCTAAACGAAGATGTCCAGTGGGTTTACGAGCAACTGGCGAAGCGCATTCACCCGGAACAGTTCGTCTATCACGGCGAAGCCAGCTTTGACCGCATCCGCCGCGCCACGGCCGAAATGTTGCGTGCCGTCATCATGATTGCCGACGCAGCGGACAGCGAATATTTCCACCGCGCCGCGCACACCTGCAGGGAAGAGCTGGAACGTAGGGGGATATCGGAGTAGTGATCCGAGTCCTCACGTCTCTACCGCGTCGCTCTGAAAAGTCTGCCGATGCGGGTGCAGAAGGACTCAGATGACCGCTCGGAGGAAAGTATGACCGCATTCATTCAATTCGTTGTTTTCGTTTCGATGTTGGGCTGCATTGCGATGTGGCTCAAAGCAGGAGAGAAATATGGGAACTGAAATCGTTCATGTGCCGCGCACCGATGTGGTGACTGCGAATGATTTTATGCCCGTTCTGTCGGTCGCCCAGGCCGTCGAGCGCAAGCAAATGCTCAACTCCTTCGTTGCTGAAGTCCTGAAGGAAAGCGAAGACTACGGCAAGATCCCAGGTGGCAATCAGAAGCCGGTTCTCATGAAGCCGGGCGCCGAGAAGCTTTGCAGCATCTTCGGACTGGCGCCGCGCTACGTCATCGAATCGGAAACCGAAGACTGGATCGGTGACTTACACGGTGGAGAGCCGTTCTTCAACTACCGCTATCGCTGCCAGCTTTACCGCGGCGATCGGTTCATGGGTGAAGCCATCGGCTCGTGCAACTCCTGGGAATCGAAGTATCGGTATCGCAACACCGCGCGAAAGTGTCCGACGTGCCAGGGTGAGTTCATCATCCAAGGGAAAGCCGAGTACGGCGGGGGATGGCTGTGCTTTAAGAAAAAGGGCGGATGCGGCGCGAAGTTCGCTCAAGACGATCCAGCTATCACTTCGCAGGACGTCGGCAAGATTGCAAACGCCGATATCGCCGATCAGGTCAACACGCTGCAAAAGATGGCCCAGAAGCGCGCGCTGGTTGCCGCTGTGCTCGTGGTGACGAATTGCTCCGACGCCTTCACTCAGGATCTTGAAGACGGCTCCGACGTTCAGCGCAACACGCCAGAAGAACAGAAAGAACTCGCCGGCAAGCGCGTTGCGGAAGAGAAAGAGAAGACCGCGAACGGCACGCCCAAAGACCTGAAGATTCTGCTGGACGGAATCGACAAAGACATCGCGCGATCTGGTGAAGCATTCAACCTGATGTTGAACCGGCTGGAAGCTCTCGGAGGCGAAGGCGTCAAGGCGTATGACCGGATTCAAAGAGCATTCGATAAAAAGTATCCGAACGGCTGCAAAGACAAAGCCGGGCTGAAGTCGTGCATCTCGGATCTCTACCACGCAATCAAAGTGGTCGAAGCCGAACTGGCGAAACCGAAAACTCAAGAGCCTCTGATACCGGAGGTGGTGAAGTGACCGCAACCGAGAAACCCAACCTGACCTTGTACGGCATCGAGACGCAATTGCTCGAGCTGCTGAACTTCCGCGAAGCGATCGAATCCGACCCTGACATGACGCCGCAAGAACAAGCCGAAAGCCTGAAAGCTTGCGACGAATCGATAGCCGAGTACATCCGCGCGGAAGTCCGCAAGGCAGACGGCATCGCACGATACTTGCGCGAATTCGAAACGCGCGCCGCCACGTTGAAGGAAGAAGCTGCCAGATGTACGGCGATGGCGAAGAACTGGCAGAAGCGCTACGACAGCCTGGAAGGTATGGTCATCGACATCATGCAAGCCACGAAGCAGACGCGCATCGATGGACGGCATAGCGTATTGCAATTGAAGAAGAATCCGCCCTCGGTCGAAGTCGCGCAGCCGGAACTTGTGCCGAACGAGCTAAAACGAATCGCCGTCAAGATGACTCTCGCGCAGTGGCAGGAAGTGATCCACCTGCTCGATCAGAGCGACGTACAGGCCACCCGAATGCTCAGCTCGCAACTGGTTCTCGCGAATAACTACACACCCGAACCAATGAAGACCGAAATTGCCAAACGGCTGAAGGAAGGCGACGGCGTTCCTGGATGCCGACTGAAGACCGATGGTGTCCGGTTGGAGGTGAAGTAGATGTACACGTGGGAAGAAGAGTTGACCGAAGAAGATTCCAAATTGTTCGAGGATGAGCGTTACATCGGCAGAGTTCTACCAGTCGGAGGTTCCTGGAGAGTGGAGTTTCAGCCAGAGCCCGACGAACTGCCGCCGCATCCGCACGGGACGATTGCGCTGTGCCCAGACAAAGCCTCGGCACAGTCAACACTCATCCGGTATTGGGAAGTGCGAAAATCCCCCGCGCCGAAGTCCAGATCGGCGCGAGACGAACCAAAGGTCTGATGCTGAAACGAACACCACTGAAGCGCACCCCACTGAAGCGCAAGCCTCGCAAGAAACAGCCTGGCGACGACCCGAAGTATCTCGCCTGGATTCGCACCCTGCCGTGTGAATTGTGGCCGAAGCTAACCACAGAATGCTATGGGCCGACCGAAGCGCACCACGCCGGCGACCATGGTTTTGCACAACGAGCGCCAGACCGGACAGCCATTCCCTTGTGTGAGCGACATCACCGACACGGTCGAGACGCTGTGCATGTCATAGGCAGGGAGTTTTGGGTTTATCACAATCTCGACCGCGTCCAAATCATCCGCGAATTAAACGAAAGGTACAACCAACTGCATGTCTGACACCCTCGAATTTCCGAGCGTCGTTTTGAAGAGCTTCTCTCGTAACCGATCGGGAGGTGCTGCGACGTTCATGTCGACGTTCCCGGCTTCGGTTGGAAAAGCGATGGGCTGGAATGGAATGCCGGCATCCGTGACTTCCGCGAAACTGGAAGGCCAGCTCGCCGCTACGCACGTTCAACTGAGGCCGAAAGATGGTGAGTTGAAGAAATGGAAAATCGACTTCGATGCTACCGAGGTCGCCGACTTCCAGGTGTTCCGGCTCGAGCTCGAAGGCCACAAAGGAAAAGGACACCGGATCGAGCTTCGCTTCAAGGTCTCATTCGCTGACACGAAAGCTTGTGCGGAGCTGGAAAAGTATTTAACCAGCGTCGGAGAGGCGAAAAGCACGTTAACAGTCAGCTATGTTCAGCAAGCCGAGCTACCCATAGAAGACCTCGCCGGTGACGAACGCCGCGCCGCCACTTCCCCCGAGAGTGACTGAAATGGATTTGTTGGCTGAACGTGCTCTGAAGAACGAAGCCGCGCGCGATGGCCATGTGGGGCGATCGAAAGCGCGGCATTATTCCGATTCCATCTTCGGTCGTTCCGTGACCCAAACCAGTCATCCGCTCGACCGCAAGTTCCGCTGCGGCTTCGATCCGCAGAACGTCTCGATCAAAAACTATCGACTGCACATCTCAAAGTGCAAAGACCGGGATTGCATCGACAGACATTTGAGATGGCTCGACCTGATGGAGTACTTCCGGTGACGTCGGTATCTACTCAGGCTATCTTACGTGGCATACTCTCCGACGTGCCAAAGAAGTATCAGAATCCCAAACTCCAGATTCGTCACGACGTCGCGAGATCGTTCTACTTCATCCGTGTGTTCGTTCCGTCGCCCGATGGAAAACGTAAGCGTATCGTGCGGATGCTGGGCTTCGTCGCCGATGTCTCGAAGAAAGAAGCCGAGAAGCGCCGGGCTGAAGTCTTGGACGTGGTGAACGCCGGAAGGATTCTCATTCAAGCCCAAGTTGTCTTTCGTGAAGTGGTGGGCCAGTTTGTTGCCGCCAGGCTTCCGCGGTTCGGAACCGGAACGCGAGCGCGCTACCTGAGCCAAATTGAGAATCACATCCTGCCGGCCTTTGGTGAAAAGAGAATCTGCGACATCACCCGTCTGGACGTAGAAGCATGGCTGACAGGCAAAGAGCAGGCCGGTCTATCGTGGTGGACTCGCGAAGGACTCCGGGGAATCATGGCTTCCATTTTCGCCGCCGCGAAGGACTGGAACCTTTGGTCTGGTGATTCCCCGACCATCGGCGTGAGGATCGGGCGGAAGCGCGAGACGAGAGAAAAACGCATCATCACCGCCGATCAGTTGCGCGCCGTTCTCGCTGCGGTTTCCGAGCAGACGCGGTTCATGATTCTCATCGGAGCTCTGATGGGATTGCGGATCTCTGAAATCTGCGGGCTTCGATGGGGAGATATTGACTTCACCAAGAACACCCTGACAGTGAAGCGCCGTTGGTATCGCGGCGACCTGGACGAACCAAAGACCCAGGCTAGTGAGCGCGAAAGACAACTTGGCCCGCTGGTGCAGGAATTTCAGCGACGGTATCCGGGTCCGCAAGCGCGAGACAAATACATCTTCACCGAGAACGACGGAAGCGGAATGCCGGTCGATGAAGTGAGAACGTTGGGATACGAGCTGCGGCCCGCGCTGAAGCGGTTGGGCTTGTATTATCCCGGTTTCGGCTGGCACGCTTTCAGACGGTTAAACGTGACGTGGCGCCAGACCATCGGCGGAGCGACACCGCTGGAAGCGCAGAAAGCGGCCGGCCATGCAAGCCTGGATATGTCGCTGCTTTACACGCTGAACGATGCGGAGCGGGAACGGGATCAGGTGCAAGCGATGTTCGATAAACTCATGGCGACCCCGCAAGGAAAGCCACAATGAACTGGCACGAATCAGTCAACATGGCACGGACCGATAAATGAACAACCCGTTTGGAATGTGGTGGGCCCGGCAGAACTCGAATCTGCGACCTCTACCGTGTCAAGGTAGCGTAGGCACTCAAAGCAAGCATCTTTTCGCCGGACTCCGCGCCAATGCGCCCGAGTATGTGGCACGGAACTGGCTCGACAACTGGGGAACTGGCACGAGCCGGGATGTGGCACGGTGACCACTCCAGTGCCGGTATCGAGTCCAGGGAGGGAAGCGTGAAGCCGTACTACGAGCACGCGGGGATCACGATCTATCACGGCGATTGTCGCGAAGTGCTGCCGCAGCTCGAGGTGGACTCGGTTGTGGCCGATCCGCCCTATGGTGTCGGCAAAGATTATGGCGTTTGCGATGACACGCTGGAGACTTTCCGTGAGGCTGTTATGTTGTGCAGCTCGAGGCGTGCTGCTGTCTTCGTACCGGTCTGCCGTATCTGGGATCTTCCAGTGCGCCCGCAATGGATGGGCATCTGGAACAAGCGTTATGGCGCTTCTGGGCTGATCGCCTACCCGATCTATCCGCACTGGGAGGGAATCGCACTTTATAATCTCTCCGGTGATTTTGCGGGAAACGTCGGCCATCGGTCGGATGTGTTCAACTTTGCGCCCGCCAAAGCACAAGGGAGCGGACACCCAACACCGAAGCCGCTGGATTTAATGAAGGAATTAGTCGGATGGATGCCGGGCTCGAGTGTATGTGATCCATTCGCGGGATCCGGGACAACGCTCGTAGCAGCAAAGGCAATCCGCAAAACGGCCATCGGTATCGAGATAGAGGAGCGCTACTGCGAGATTGCCGCGAAACGGCTCAGCCAGGAAGTGCTGGACTTTGCATGAGCGAATCCCCCACGCGCCCGGTGACAGGAAAGGTGAAGTGATGCCGGATAATCCGCTCGCTGGTCTACGCATTCCGTCGTTACGCGAAGTTGTTGATCAAGCCGTGACATTCTTGCGGACGGATAGGGTGATCGATTTGGCGAACCCGCTTGAGCGACAACGGCAGGGAGGTAGCGAATGAACACAATTCGAACGCATCTGGAAAAGATCGAAAAGGCGAATCTATACGCGACCTTCACCCCTAAGGAATTTGGTGCCGCAATGGATCTGTTACGCGAAGCCGAGCAGCGGGCTGAGAGCAATTGGAAGGCCGGAGCGGAGGCGATGCGAGAGTCGGCAGCTGTTTGGCTTAGAGATCAAACTGTGTACTACTTCTGCACCCCAGAGGTTGCACGCGAGCTGCGCGCCCTGCCGATCCCCGAGGAGCCGAGGCCATGAACCACAAAGATCTGAGATACCTCACTAAGGAGCAGCGCAAAGGCATGCACCCAGGCGAAGTAGCAACCAGTTGTCTATTAGCACACTCCGACTACATGGACGAGCGAGCCGAGAAAGCCGAGGCGCTGGTGAAGGAACTCGTGGAGGCGCTGGAGCGCGCGAGAAATATCCTGTCGCAGTGCTTCGATGACTGCGTAGGGACGCCGACAGAGCGCTTCTTTCAGGATGCCGCTAATGACGCTGCAGATGCCCTCTGCCGCGCCACTGGTGCGAAAGCGGAGACGAAAGCATGAGCACGGCCCAAGACAAGCATCCGGCAGTCGAGAAGATCCTCAAGATTTCCGAAGCCCACGTTCAGCAGACCGTGGTGCAATTCCTGGAGCTGGACGGCTGGAGAGCGATCCGCACGGACCCAGTATCAGACCGATCGAGAGGAAAGGGCTTTGGGGAACTCGGGATGCCGGATTACCTGTTCATCCGGTATCAGCCAGAGAAGGGCCATTGTGTTCAGTTTCCGTTTCCGCTGAACCAAGGGCAAATAGCCGAGGTGCTCTGGACCGAGTTCAAGCGCAAGCGCGGACTGCGGAAAGATCACCAGGTTCGATGGCATCAAGCCGAAGCCGCACGCGGCGCCCTAGTGCTCACGGTGGACGACATCGACGAATTCACCCGCTGGTACAAAGCCTCGGGATTGTGCCAGCGTATTCTCTGAATTTCCACAGCTTTTTTCACAGTGGCTAGGGAGAATCCCCAGCGCTACATCTAGCGTCTCGCCTTCTAATACCGCACACGGTATAGTCTCCAAATACCGACATGCCGCTTTCCCGAGGTGCCCGCCGCTGTTTGCAGCTTTTGAAATGGTACGCCGCTCGCTTCGATGACGTGTTTCCGTATCAAGAGACTCTGGCGCGCCGCCTGGGAGTCGGAGTCAGGCAGGTGAAGCGCTACATTCGGGAGCTCGTCGCCGCTGAACTCGTAGCCGTTTCCAACCCCGGCCGCGGACCCAATTCTTATCAAGTACTTGTGGATAAAAATGTCCCCTCGAAGTCCCCTCGAAGTCCCCTCGAACGCAAACCGCCCTTATATGAGTTGAATAGTAACTACAGAAGAAAAGAAGCGCGCTGCCTGACGGCTGCGGAAATGTGGCCGGAACAACCCCGAAGGACGGGCTAGCCGTGCCTAAATAGATTTCGCGCCGATTCCGGCGTTGCCTTTGATTCCGTAGAGTTTGGCATGTTGTTCGATAAGTGCCCATGAGGATTGGGCGCTATATCGTAGACCAGGAAACCAGGCTTGCCGAAAGCGCATTTCCTCCAGCATCGCGTCTCGGGCATCGAGTCGTCGCAACCCAGCACGAATCCGCCGCATACAGAGCGTCGACTTCTTTACTGGATCCACACCGCCCTCACCACGTCGCTTGCGGTCCATGTGCCCTTCGGAGTGATAACCAAACTTCCGCCGTTGGCCGGGTTGAACGTTACCAGGCAATCCCCTGGTATGTCTTGAAACGCCCCGTTGCGGAATACCTGAATCAGTGCATCGAAGTTCGGAAGAGGGATATTGAACGTCGCCTGTGCGGTCCAAGTCCCATCCGCCTCCCGTAGGAACGCCGCCCGGTAGGTAATGGCGCCCAACGTGGCTGCGGGTGGACCTGGGATCCCTTGCGGTCCTTGGGGTCCCGTATTCCCTACCGCCCCGTTAACCCCAGGCGCGCCCTGCAAGCCTTGTGGCCCTGGAGGACCCACAGGCCCAGCCGGGCCAGCGACGCCTTGTAGCCCCTGTGGTCCGGCCGGCCCCGTGACAGCGGGAACGACGCATTTCAGGAACGGGTTGCTCGAGCTGGTGTCGATCAGGAGGGTTTTCCCGTCGACTCCAACCGATTCATACCGGCCGATAGCGGGGTTGTAACCCAAAAGCGAGATGGTGAAGGGGGATTGCTGCGCGAACAGCGGCAGACAGACGAACAAGAGCAAATACCGCATACGGTAGATTGTACAATGGCTCATGCCTGTTCAGGAACTCGCCGCCGCCCTCATCCGGGTATTTGAAGGTTTGAGACTCACCGCCTACTCCGATTCAGGAGGCGTCTGGACCCTCGGCTTCGGCCACACCTCGGGCGTGGAACCGGGCGATAGCTGCACTCTGGAACAAGCCGCCGCCTGGTTGGCCGCGGACGCTCAAAACCTGTTTAGGCTGGCAGCCGATAAGCCACTTTACGCACAAGCCGCTTATGTTTCATTCGGTTACAACTGCGGAAAACATGCTTTAGAACTGGTTTTGGCTGGCAGCGCCCAGATGGGGAACTTCATCCACGACCGACACGGCAACGCTTTGGAAGGGCTACGAGCGCGCCGGGCCCTCGAAATGGCGCTCATCGCATCCTCCAACACCTGACTGTCGGTAGATGTTCAACGTGAAACATTACCGCTTGAACACTCTCGCGATATGCTGAGCCAGCGGAAAGGGAATCACGCGACTTTCTTCTTTCTGCCGTAACGGAGGCCCTTAGCTAGTTGCTCTTCGCGGTGAAGCCGTGCATGATCCGAGAGGCTGATCACTTGCAGGTTTTCGAGGCGATTGTCCAACTTGTCGCCGTTGATATGGTGAACCGTCTCGAATCGGCCAAGCCGTCGCCCTAAATGCTTCTCCATGACTGCGCGATGCTCGCCGAGATATCGTCCATCGTGGAAGACATTCCGGTAGCGCGTTACCTTAGCGATTGGCCGTCGTGCCTGACAAGAGCGAGAACAGTACTTGGCCTTCTTTGTGTGCCACGCCTTATATTCTTTTCCGCAACGCTCACAGAGTTTGATCATGTTGTTCCTTCAAGACCTTGGCAATCCAAGTCGAGAGAGGCAGCGGTATTTTCGCTATCTGGGCTGAGGCTGCTTTCCGCGCGAGTGAACGTGATGAGCACTTAATCTTCGTTCCGTCTGGCAGGATATAACGGCCGCTCTCGTCTTTGGGCCAGTTGTTGAACCCTTTCGATATCGTCTGGCCTGGGCGCTTCAGACCATCGCCATTCGTGACCAGCCAGTCTTGTCCTTCTCTCTTCACCCCAGTTCCGCCTTCTCTTCCGAACCACTGCTTGAGTGCAATCTTTTGCCCCCCCCCGTTTCGCAGCGGCATCAGAGCTGGAATATCGCCCCACAAGTAGAATGAGCCAAACTTCCACGATGCTGATCCAACCCACTTTTCCGCGCCTCGCACGTTCTCTACAATCAGCGGAATGTATCGCCCTGCCGCTTCACTTGCCTCTCGCTGAATCCTGAAGCACGCCTCGAACAGCGTGTTATCGGGAGGCGGCAGAGCCTTGGCGCGCTTCCAGGGCATCGCACGATACGAGTACGCTTGACACGGTGGACTCGCCACAATCACGGTAGCGTTGCGGAACTGCGAACCGTGCAAGGTCAACACGTCCTGAAGCACAAGCTGTCCCGGATAGCCTCCGGTTCCGTAATCGTGCTTTTCCACGTCAAAACCGATCACGTCGTAGCCTTCCGAGAGAAATCCTTCCGCCCATCCACCGAGACCACAAAACAAATCAATCGCGAGCATGAGTCAATATATACCGCCTTACCGCCGCGCCGGGGTCCACTCCTGCAAGGTCATCAAAAGCCGTTCGAAGTATGGGGGTTTGTCTGCCGGGAACTCGGACACTATTCGTTCAAGTGCGTCCGCGATCCGCCTTAAATCATGAGAATGATGAGCTCTCTCAGCGGCTTCCTGCCACAACACCCGGTCGTAAGCTTCTTTCCTTCGGGCTGAGTGAATCATCGAGTTAACGAGCTTTCCGGCAGCGAGTCCGAGGGACACCGCCGCGATAGCGAACAGAATGAATTGTGTCATGTTCCATGTCGGTTTTCGCTCCGTTGGAACTTATACCGACCATCTCCTAGGCCCACTGTACGGTTACTTTGGTTTCAGTTGAATCAGCCGAAGACCTGAGCCGGCCGGTGGAAATCGCCCTATAGTACTTTCGGCCCATTGCAGCGCGCGAAACGCGGGACTATTTTGAAGGTGGAGATGGAGGACTTATGAGATACGCACTGTTTCTTGCGCTGGTTTGGGGTTCGCTCGCCGCCCAGGAAATTAAGGTTCCCGAACCGATGAAAGGCGCTTGGTCGAATCTCGACAAAGAACCGCCGCCCTTCGTCCCCGACGAGAAAGACGTGAAGACTGCCGAGGTCCGCGCGACGAACGCTCAGCATCTTAGGGAAACGATTCTCTCGCTGAAGATCGCAGAGCAAGCCTCGAAAGCCAACTTCTACAATTCCGCCGCGCATCTGAATCGCGCACTGGCAAACCGCATCTGGTAAAATCTTCGCCTATGCCTCAAGATACTTTCTGCCGCGTTTTCCGCCAACCCCCAGGCTGGCCGTCACGACTTCAGCTCATTGGTGGCGTGATGTGTGAGATGAGCCTGCCGCATATAGGAGATTTCCATACGCGAGAAGAAGCCCAGAAATGGATTGTGGATAACCCGGCGTGCCGGAACAAAGGCGATGACCTGGACTATCGAATCCTCCCAGTCAAAGGCTACTATCCCGAGTACACGACGATGCCGTTGCTGTATTACACTGACCGCGCGAAATGGGAAGAACACCAGAAAACAAAAAGGCCCCGCGTCTAGCGCGAGGCCGAAGGAGCATGGCGTGCGTAGAAAGATTGTTACGGCGTCGGTGGTTTCACTGTCGACGGATGCGCCGCAAGCCACGCCTGGGCTTGATCCACCGACTTCTGATAGTCCGCATCCGCTGAACTCAACAGCACCCCGATATCTACCCCGCCGTTGGCGTTCTTGATCGCGACGATGAGACTCGCGACGTTCGGAATGGCCGCATTGATTAAAGCCAAAATCGCTTGAATGCCCATGTTATCCCCCCACTGCCACGCGCGCCACAGCCAGCGCGGTTTGAATTGTCGTTAACGCTCCGAGCACTTCCGTCTTCACCGTCTGGTTGGTGATGAGAGACGTCTGCGCGACCGCGCCATTCACCGACTGAATCACCGGCTGCAGCACCGCGAGGATTTTAGCCTTGTCTGCCGGCGCCAGAGCGTTGACACCCCGGATCGCAGAGTCGAGCTGAATTCCGGCCTGGCCGATTTGCAAGTGAAGTTGGATGAACGGCCTAGCCTGATCGTTCGAAAGTGTTCCGGCTTGGTTCGCCGAAAGAACCGTGTTCTCGATCGCCAGATTCGCCGCTGCGATATCACGAGAGGCTTTCGCGACTTGCTGCAGCGCTTTGTCGGAACACCCGACAAGAAACAAGAACAGGATCAGCACCACGGGACTTACTAGCGGCCCGTGCGACCGGGCGTCAGTCACGTTTCCGAATCGCCGCTCTCTGCGGTAGCTGTCCATCGTTGTATGTGTTGGGGCTAAGCTTGACTGGAGCGTCGCCCTTTTCGTCGAGTGGTATATCATGAATTTCCTTTACCGCAGCGCTTGATCCCAGGAGCCGCGTCCGTCGATGATTCTCTTGACCTGGGCGACGTCGAAGAAGTTGCTTTTCTCCGCGACCCAAATCTGAAGGTAAATCGGAGCCGCGGGATCTTGGCCCTGACTCTCGAGAGACGGGCCGAGCACAACCCAGCCGAGCTGGAGCACGTCGGAATTGTCCTGCGCGTCGGTCTCCGGGTAAAAACTGTTCAGATCGTTGGCATAGAGCCGCGGATTGGCTGACACGTTGTCGGCCTTCATCTTGGCCATGAGCATGTGGCCGTCATTGAGGGAAGCATTGAAACTCGGATTGGCTGCTGCTGGTCCTGGCATGTATTCTCCTTGGGTGAACTGTTCGGCTTACTCTATCACAAGTCGGTATCTACCGCCTAATGCGCCAGCATGTGATTGAAGAGCGAAATCAGCACCGTCGTTGCGATGATCACGACCGCCCACCAGAAGACGCTGGGGCTCCGCTTCTCGGTCATACAGCCCTCTATAGCTTTTCGAGTAGCTTATTAAGGAATGCGGTGATGACGCCAGAGCCGATCATGGCTCCCACCATCCACCAGCGGAAATTTTCGAGGACACGAATGCGTTGCTCTTGCGCTGAAAACTTTTGCTCTTGACCCACCAACGCTTCTTTCACATGATTTTCTAGTTTCTGAATGGCGCCGCTCAAATACCGCAACTCGACGCGCAGCTTGATGACTTGCGCCCGGTCACTGCTACCGAAATTGAGTTCTTCCGATTCGTGCTCGTGCGCCATTCCATCTCACCGTTACCCAGAACCAGTATCCCGCCCTAGTAACTGCCCTAGGTCACCGCGATACTTGTTACGAGCGTGACCATCACGTCCAGCATGTTGGCGTCGTTATCGCCAGAGTGAAGACATTGCAAGTAATCGCCTGCATGCAAAACGATCGGCGAGGACGGATAAGCCCGGAGTTCCACGCCGCCGGCGGTTCCTTTCGGGACCGTGACAGACAGGCTCCCGTTGGTGTTGATGACGAGCTGTACAACCGGGTTTCCGCTGGTCGGTCCGCTTCTGGCGACCACACTCCAATACTGAACCACCTCCACCTGGTTGCGAACGACATGCGTCCAGGGGAACTGGAAGCCGCCCTGTATCCCGCCGCTTCCGTTCGGAGCGATCAGCCCGAAGTAGCTCTGGATGTTTCCCGGCTGCGGCAACTGCCCGCGATTGACGAGCCCCGCGAAAAACTGGTCCGATGTGTTCGCCAGATACTGCCCGAAGTCGCACGTGACCTGGTATTCGATGTGATCTTTGTCGACGTCCTTCCACGTCACGCCTGAAAGCAGGTAAGCGTGAGAGGGGATCAGCGGCTGAGTGAGGTTGATCGTCTGCAGCATCCCCGCGAAAAGACCGTCTTTGATGGTCGAGTAGATGACCTGCTTGGGAATTCCGTTCGTACACCCGTAGCGGTTCAGCAAAAAGGTTGCATAGTTCTTCAGCGCTGTGGGATCGGTGATGTCCGGAGCCGGCATCACGGCATCGTAGTAGCCGCTGTTTCCTTCTGCTGATGCTCGAGCTGTCACTTCCGCTGCGCACGTGGCGATGGTCGCCGGCGAAAGCCTGGTCTGATAATCCACTTCGATGACGTCGGTTGAGACGGGCGCGACCGCGGCGAATACTCCCGAGCCGTCTGGGATCCAATAGAAGTCATACGAGCCCGGCGCTGCGGTTGCGACTTGGCTGAGCGAAATAACGCGCTGCGCGCTGCCGTTTTTCAGAACAACGGGCGTCGCTTCGAGCTTGAACAGCGTGATGAAAGCGATCCTTCCTCCACCCGGCGCCTGCTTGTTCGACGGATACGGGCCTGGTTGAGCCGCTGAGAAGATATCCACCCAGAGAGCCGATGCCTGGGACGAGGAAGTCACAAACACGCGGTTCATGTAATTGCCGCGAAAAACGCGCACTACCGCGCTTTGTCCTGTGCCGCCCGATCCTCCGACCGCTAAAACGTTTCCGTCATTATCGGCGAGATTGAATGGCGCATTCGCTGTGCCATTGCCGGGCGGAAAGAAGCGCAGCACTTTGTTGACATCGACACTGAATTCCCAACCCGTCGCCGTCGACAGTTGGTTGAACGCCTGCCGTGCTGTGACGAACGGAAACAGCATATCGCCGAGCGTGGTTCCCGGATCTCCATCGCTAGAGTTGTAGATGATCCCATCGGCGGAGAGAAACTTCTGCACCAGGTCGGAGACGATAGACGACATGCTGAAGCCGCTGTAAAAGTTGGCGACCACGCGCCGGTCCAAAAGGCCTGAGTAGTCGACGGCTTTTACTTCAGCGTGCACACGCGGACTCGCCTGATAGGCAGACTCTTCCGCCGAATCGATCAGGCCGCCGAAAATCTTTGTCGTGTTCGAAAACACCTGGACATCCATGCCGATGGTCGGATGGAACGCGCCGGCTGGATCTTCAACCGCAAACGAACAGGTTGCCGGCTGGCTGAGTGGGTTGGTTCCTGTGAGAGTGTTCACCGTCATCAGCGAGGTTCTGTCCACGCCTGCAATGAACAACGTGAAGCGTTTCTGTGCTGGTGGAGTCGGAACGACGATCGGGACTGGTAACCCGCCGAGCTCGACAGCACCGTAAGCGAAGGAACCGTACTGCACACTATGTCCCGAAGGTGCTCAAGATGACCCAACCGTTGGTTGCAATGTTGGAATCGTAGACTAACTCCGCATTGCCACCATGGGTCGATCCGATGGCCACATCCGCTCCGGTCAGGCTCGATATACGATTACCCGCGGTAGAGCCAACGTTGGCATTATTCAGCGTCATGACGACGCCTATGGTGTCGTTCATCACGATCAGACGCAGGCCGTCAGTACCGTTGGTGAATCCCGTAATATTGAAAGCCAGCGTGGGGCCGGTGATGCGTATTTTCATCATGCCGCCCGCGCTGATCGGGACAGCGGCTAAGGAGACGTTGTGGTTTGCCCCATTCACAAGCGTGATGGGGGTAAAGCCTGTCTGCAAAATATCGGTGTTGATGACCTTCGCGGTTAACCCGGCGATCATCTTGTAGGTTTTGCCTGCGGTGTTCTTGGTGCTGCCTGCGGTTCCTTCAACGCCGCGCGTGACTGTGAGCGTGTCACCGCCCCCGCCTCCTCCTCCCGCCGTCACTCGGCAGATTTCCTTATTCGGATCGTCGGACGGGTCCGCAAAATCAGTTGAGTTCCAGTACACGACATTGAACGGCGCCACAGGCAAAAGCGCGCCGTTTCCAGATTGCAAAGCAATGGACGTATCCGAGGCGTTGTGGCCGGCCAAAACCGTTACCTTCCCGAAATTGACAGCATTATCGATAGACATTTACCCTCTCGTGAGCCTGATTCCCTGTGTCTGAAGATTCTTCACGAACTCATTCATCAAGCTCTGTACGAACTGAGGCCCTCCGGTGATGTTCACCGATGGAATCTGTGAATTCGGTCCAGATTGGAACACCGGAGGCGCGAACGGCATTCCGCCTGTGCTCGCACTCAGCCCCGATCCGGTCGAGACGTTCGGAAGATTCAAGCTCCCCAGAACCGAGCCGCCCGTCATGGTGTTGCTGGTGAGTGGCACACCTGCTTTCACCGCAACCGCGGTTATCACTGAAGCCGCTCCAACCATCGTGTTAGTCGCTAAAGCCAGAGCTTGAACCGTCGCCGCGGTGACAGTAGACGTTTGGGTGATGACCGAAGCAAAAGCCGCATTATCGGAAGCCTGTTGATTGGCTGCGTCTGCCGCTGCAAGAGCCGAAGCGTTGATCGCGCTCGCCGCGGTCGTGCCGACTTGCGCCGCAACACTCGCCATCTTCGCGGCGTCTGCGGCTTTGTTGGCTGCGTCTAACTGAGCCTGCGCCGCACTCGTCAGGTTCGTTGCTGCGGTATTCAGACCTGCATTGGCTTGTTGGCGTTGCTGGAAGTCTCGAGCAAGTTGTTTGGCGTAGTCTACCGGATCAAACGTCAACGTTGAAGGCTGCCCCCAACCTGTAGGAGAGCCCGTCGCGTCGTTCATTTGCGGCATCTGTAAGCCAATGCCCCATTGAGTGTACTGGTCGCCCGGTTTCAAGCTGACATGCATTCCAAGTGTCCCGCCGCCCTCGCTTGCTGTTGCCATCGATTGATCAAGCTGAGATCCGAGGCTTTCCGCTGCGCTTCCCGCCGTCTCCAACGCAGAAGTAAGGCTATCCGTAGCTGCTGTGGCGCTGTCGGTTTGGTTGATGTAATCGATTAGATCCGCTGCTGTTTGCGAGAACGCATCCCCGGCGCCGATGATGGTCACTTTTGCGGCGTCGAAGGTGTCCGTGAGAGGAGAAACGGTCCCGTTCAACACTTCGATGCCGTCTACCATTTGCGCCGTTCGGTCAGTCGCGTCCTTCGTGGCTCCCGAGTACATTTGAATCCCGAGATTCGCCTGATACACTGGCCCAACGAACGCTTGAACCGCCTTCCCAGCGTTGGTAACTGCGTCCGCTGTTTCGCCGGCAGCATCCGCCGCTCCTTTTAGGCCGTCACCGATTTTGCCGCTGCTCGTGTTTACCGCTGTCGAGGTGTCGGCCCAAATCTTATCGATGATCTTTCCGTTGGCGTCCCAATCGGCCTGCATCTTCGTGCTCATTGCCCCGAAGTCCATCACCATCTTTTCGTCACCGGCTTTGATGTCGGCCCAAGCTTGCGCGAATTGTCCGTGCGCGGCGTCGGTTGCGGCCTTTCCAAGCGCAGTGAACTCGTCGACCGCGATACTCGAAAAGCCTTTCACTAAGTCAATCGCTTGCCCCAAGTAGCCAATGAGTGAAACGACGAACGTTTCCACTCCTGCAATAGCGGTTTTCAGAACCGACATACCGCCCGCTTGCGAGAGCTGCGAAAGCGCTTCGCCGATATTCACCATGGCTTCGTGGACGGCGTTCTTCATCTGGTTCCAGGAACCAGTCACATCATTTGCGGTCGCCTTGGCAACACCGGCCATCTTTTCGGTCGCGTCGATAAGAACTTGCGCGCGCGCCGCCGCGCCTTCCGCACCCTCTCCCAAATCGGCAAATGCTTTTGTTACTTCCTTGCTCGAAGCTCCTTCCATGTCCATCGCTTTCGCGAGGTCGTTCATGTTCAACCCAGCGGCTTGGAGTGTCCGGGCCATCACCTTCCCGGTATTGTCCATGCGCTCGAAGCTAGAAGCCACAGCGTCGAAACCATTTCCAGATGCTACCGAGGCGTTGGCGATCGCCTCAAACAAGGGAGGCATGGCCTCGAGGTCGACGCCGAAGAGTGCGAACTTCTGCTGTGCCTGTTCGAGAGACGTGATGCTGACACCCAACGCATTCGCGAGTGCCGGAATGCGTTCCATCGCATCGGCGGCGCCAGTTGCGTTCTTCGTGATTGCGGTTAGGGCTTCGCCGGCCCGCTGGAATTCTCCGAAGGTTTCGAGCGCTCCGACCGTGGCTTCCTTCAGAGCTTCCATCGAAAGCACGATGCCGGCGAGCTCCAACCCTTGCATGACGAACTCGTGAAGCTTTTCCCCGGCCTCGCCAGCGGCTTCAGAGGTATCGTGCAGCGCCGGGGGAATCTCCCCGACGTGGCCGGCTGTTTCGGTCGCCGCGGCGCCAGCTTCCGAAAGTCCAGTGCTGAGGTTGGCGAGACTCTGGTTCACACCTTCCGTCGCGGAAGGCAGCGCATCGAACGCGGCTTGGATTTCAGACGCGGCCGACTGCGCGGCCGCTGGGATTTGGTCAAGCGCCGAAGTCAGCGGGGTAATATCCCCACCAACTGTTACAACAAGATCGCCGAGTCCAGAAAGATCAGGCATTCTCCACCGTCCATTTCCCGTAACCTCTGCTCATGGCTTTGATCTGCTCAACCTGTAACGCCGGGTCCATCGTCGGCCGAGAGATGCGCGCGAGGAAGTCTTCCACTGATTCCCCCGGCATCCGCTCAATGGCTCGAACGGTAACACGCGAACCACTGGCACCCGGTACGAAGTCGTCTATCGAGAATGGATCGGGTTTCTTATCGGTGTCGCGGTGGACGTTGGCATACCACAGCGTCAACATCATGCGGCGCGATTCCGCAGCCAGGTGACGTTTATAGAAAGCGTCGATATGACGTGGAGTGAAAGACGAGAACTCGCCTGCGGTCAACCCCAGGTCGTACACTCCCGCAGCTAACATGTCGGTCCATCTCTCCTCGAAGCCTATTGAACGGTCGGTTTCGGCTCCGTCGCCTGGGGGGAAGCTTTTTTTAGAGCTTCGTTGATCGCCTCGCCTATTGCCGGAAGGTTCGCGAGATCCACTGAATCAGCCAGCTCCTCGACAGTTTTCTTCATCTGGTGAGCGATGCCGTGCTGCAGAAACGTGAGAGTCCGTTCCATCGCTTCCACGCCCTTTACGGGTGTCAGGTCGCCGATGTCCACACCGGCTTTCTTCAATCGGATGATGTCTCCGCAGCGGAATTTCACTTCCACCGGAGTTCCGTCGATCGTGACGGAGGGGTATTGAATGGGGTCCATAGTTTTACACCTTGGGAGGCTGAGCCAAAAACCGCCGCGCAGCCTCGGCCGCGGCATTCACAAAGACCAAAACATAGGGCGTGTAGTCGGTTCCCTTCAAGGTGTACTTGAAGCCCAGAAGGAACGGCACGCCGATCGTCAGAAACAACCCGACTAACTGAATGAGAAAGAATCGTAAAATCTTGCGCCAGTCGAGCGCGTTCAAGCTGAACTGCGTGCTCGAGGCTCCCGGTAGTGAACCAAGCGGATTCATACTCGACGGATCAACCAGATGATGAGAATAATCACCAGGATGGTTCCGAGCACTCCCAGCCCGAGCATTACACCGCCGCCCGCAATGCGCCCCAACCGAGCGCCGCCGCAAGGAAGGCCAGGCCCCACGCGATCAGAGCGCTGTTGTAGGGCCAGGTGGGAGCGCGCCAGTGCCCGATACCGGCGATCACGAAAAGCACGATTGCCACGATGTAGCAAAGCAGCATAGTTCCTCCTAGGCGTCCACTCCAGGGATAGCGGGTTCGCCGGTCAACACCAGCTCGGTGTTCGACCGCACCACGTCGGCCACCTTCATGTCCATCGAGAACTTCGAGAGCCAGGCCGAGATATTCCAGACCGTTCTCGGTGAGGTCGGAAACGAGAGCGCCCAATCCGCGTTCGCCTGGGGAGCCGTGGGCAAGCCGCGATTGAAGAACACGCCCAACAGCCGCTTGTGGCCAGCGTCATTGGGGATGAAGTAGCACGGAAACGTCAACGTGCCAGGGTCCAGCAAGGTGACAATCTTCTGTCTCCAGGCGTTCCCGGTAGAGTGCGACGTCACGTCGACCACCGCCCCCTGAAAGGTGGGCCCGGTGATGTCTCCAACGTTCGCGACAGTCGTCAAGGTCTCGGGAGAGTTTCCGTCCGAGAGCTGCAGGAAGGTGTTGATTGCCGCTTGTGCGATCGGGGTAGCCATTTATGTCTCCTTACTGATCTGAATACCAGCTGATGAAATCCAAGCGACCCCGAGGTAACGGGGGTTGGGTGTTGACTTCAAAGTCGTAGGTCTCGAACACGAGACGGTTCGGCGCATTATTGATCGTGGCCGGCGAAGTTGGAAGAGCGATGAGGTTGACGTTCTCCATCGCTGCTTTGAGCGCGAGACCGATTGCTCCGACTTGTGCAGCGCCTTGAGCTCCGTCGCCACTCCAGAACGTGAAACTGAAGCGCACCTGTCCAATGCTTGCCTGCCCACCTGTGAGCGGGTTGCGCCCGCGGGTGTGGACGTACAACGGAACGGTTGAAATCCTGTGATAGACGCCACAGGGATAGAGATTTTGAAGTTGAGGATTCTGAGGAAGGCGAACCCAGTACAGCCGATCTCCAATGAGAGCGCTAAGGCCAGGATCGGCCAGAAGTTCCGCCCGTAGAATGCTTTCGACACTCATCGTCTCCCTTGGGAAACGCTGGCCATGGCGTTATCCAGCGAATCGTAAATGCCGGTCTTGATCGTCTCTGCCGCTTCTGCTTGCTTGGCGTCATAGGCCGGTCTCATGTACGGTTGAGCCGCCTGGTGAAACAACCTTCCGAGCGAATCAGGTCCGATGAAGCTGTACTCGATTCGCCGAGCGTAGGCAGGATCGAAGCCCCACTCATTCGGCGCTTCCACGAACGGCGCGACTTGCATGGTCTGGCGTGTGTCCGTATCCTCCAGCGTTTCCGCGTGAATCGCTTCCTGCAATCGCCCAGTGTCAACGGGAACAAGAATCTTGGCTTCTTCGACGAAGAGCTGAGCCGCTTCAGGAACCGACAATTTCAAACCGGACTGTGCGGCTTCTCGGAGATACCGTACTTTCATGTCCAGTTCGCTCAAGCCCGTAAATGAGACGGTGAGTTTCAAAGCGTGTAGATCCTCACTGCCAACCGGGTGACCTGCGATTGAGAATCGGAATCGGTGCCCATGATCTGATAGACCACGCCGTCGACTTGGGCTAAATGCTGCTGCAGAATCAGAGGATAGTAGCCGTTCAATTCCAAGGTCCGGTCGGACATGGTTTCGTAATCGGTTGGCGTGTGGATCTCCGCACCTTCATCCGCACGTAGTTTGTTCACCGCCAACTGACACGGAATATTCGCGTGTCCCGGCAGTATGGTGAAATCGCTGGTCGCTAAATCCACTTGGCCCAGAGAATCAGTAACTGGCTTGCTGGCCGCGGTCGCCCGCACGAGGATATTGCAGAGCGAAACCTGTACGCCCGTCGCAGCAACCAACGGCATGACCTGCGTGAATTCGTAAGCGAGACTTTGGTTCATACCGCGCTACTCCGCTGCACGGTTTTCCAGAAACGCTCCTGGAAGCTGTAGATGTCGTTCACTTGCTCAATAATCATGAACGCGCCGGAATTGTCCTCGACCTCCCGATACTCCGCGGCCGTGGCCCGTAACTGAATCGCAGCGTCGGAAGAATCCAGCCGAACATCGAGCAGTTGCTTAATGGAAGCCAGACGGGCTTTGTTCGCTGCCAAGGCGTCTAGCAAAAGCGCAGCGATTCTCAAATAGGAAACAGGAGTTGCGGGCAGAGTGTTCCCCGCGGCGCCGGAATAGAGCTGCGAACTCTGAAACGTGCCGGCTTGGATGGCGGTCGCTGCGGTGATCTCCTCGTCCTCGAAAATGTGGTTCACCGATTGCGTGTCGCTGATGAGCAAGCGAACGTAATCGATGGCCGGATTCGCCCCGAGTTGGTAAGTAAAGCTCATGAGTAAAAACGCCGCCCCGCCTCCCCCGAGTCGAAACGGCGTTATCTTCATCTGGGGAAGACTCCGTTAAACGCCCTGGCCGGTCGATGCGACTGCCGAGCGTCCATCGAGCACCACGCCGCCGAATGCGATCAGCGCTTTGAACTCGGTTGACATGGTGCGGAAATCTCCCAGTAGCGGTTCGACTCCCCCGCCTACCCGCATGGTGTTCGGAACCTTCTCGTACAGCTGCGGTGTGTCGAATCCGCGCAAGTCGCCAACCTGGATCGCCGGCCGGCCTTGAGAAGCCGGGTCCGCGAACACATACCACTGGGTCAGCTTCACACCCGCCGAGGTGGTCACGATCGGCAGATACGGGTCCACAATCACGGTCATGTTCTGGACCAGCCAGTTGTCGACCTTGACCATCTGGGCGTTGTAATTCGTCGCCGTTGCACCCGAGCCGGCGGCGGTCAGCGTGCCACCGTTGGTATTGGCGTAAACCGCCAACTGGTGCATCAGGTTCATCGAGGTCACATACAGCGAAGGCCCAACCACCAGGAACAACCGGCCGGGGATCTCGATCGGATCACCGTTGGTGTCGACCTGGTTCATGAACACCGTCATGGCGTCGGCCAAGCCCTGCACACTCAAGGCCGGGTTCGCGGTTGCGGCGCCGTTGGCGACGATCACCTGATTCTTGAAGGTGGACGAGAACAAGGTCGCGTTCGGCCCGGTCGCGCCCGAATAAAGCCCGGTGATGAATTTGTGCTTGGTTCTCCGTGCGCCTCTTGCGAGACGCTGCGAGAGATCCCGGAAAATACCGAGGTCGTCATTGACCACCGCTTCCCAGGAAATCCGCGCGCCTTTCTCGTACTTCAAGGGCGCATAGGTGATGGCCGTCCGTTGCGACAAATCGCCCAAGGGAAGGTCCTGCATTTCCGCCACAGACGTGAACGGCTGTTCCAGGCCGTCCATGATGAAAATCTTCTTGTTGCGGAAATCGTTCAGCGTGGCCTTCTGCACCAAAGGCATGACCGGGATCGGAACCTCGGTGTAGTCGCCGAGCAACTGTCGATCGAGGACGTCAACCGTCAAAGCGTTGAAGTCCGAGCTGGTCATCGTTTCGCGAAAGACCATCGGATACCGTCTGCACAGCATCTCGAAGGCGCCCGATTCGGTTAAATGGAACGCCTGCCGCATGTAGAACGGATCGAGCCGGCCTTCGGTGAAGTCGGCCCAGATCTCCGCCGCGCCCAATACGCGCTTTTGGCGTTGCACGCTGGCTTCCCGCGTGATCCGGTTGAAGCCGGGAACTTCGACGCCGTTGGGTCCCAGTGACGAGCCTTCGTATGCCGGAGCGTTTCCATACATTTGTTCGATGTTCATAATGTTCTCCTTTAGGCTCCGTAAGGCCCAGATCCGCCGCCCTTCAGACGAACTCGACAACTCGCGTTCGTCACGCCGGCCGCAACCGCATCGAGCGAATTCCCAAACGGCGTGTTGCCTCGCGTTTTGTCGATCGTGAGGTTGTAGGTCACGTTGGTAGTTGCATCCAACGTTCCCGAGGCGAAGAGTTCATCTCCGACGCCAATTGCCTGAACAGAGTTGGGCGACAACTGCGATTGCCCGATGACGCTGAGGGTGTAGCAGTCCTCTCCCAGGTCGATCGTTGCGGTGGTCGGAGAGGTCGGGGTCGGAAGCGGCTGCAAGGCGATTACAACGCCCGAGAGCTGGCCGACCAGCACCGGCATCCCCACCGTCACAGCGGAGGGAACCGGCACGTTGATGTGATGACGGCCGGAAATTGCTTGGTTGGTTGCCATTTACGCCACCCGTCCTTTCGCGGCGATTTTCGCCGCAGCTTCCGAGAGTCCGAGGCGTTCCCAGATCTTCACGGCATCGGCTTCCTCTTCCTCGCGTTCCTTGCGGGCTTCCTTCAAAGCCTTTTTGTCGGGCTTGGTTTCGGTGAAGCCGATGGATGAGCCGTTGCCGAAAACCTTGCCGGAGCCGGTGACCTTGGCGAGATACGCGCCTTCGGTCTTCGCCAGTTCGACCACGCTTTCCTCGAACTTCTTCAGATCGAGTTCGCCTTTGTCCGTCAGCGGCAATGACCGGAGAGCTTCCGTAATCACCCTGGCTTTTGTTTCAGCCGGAAGCGTTACGGTTTCGAGCAGCCGTTGGGCCTCTTCGCGCGCGTCGCCCTTCAGCGCGCGTTGCCGCAAATCCGCTACGGGTTTGTTCGCTTCCGCGACAGCCGTTTGCACTGCGCTTTCGACAAGTTTCTTGACTTCATCAGGCGTCATTTCGCCCTCCTGTACTGGGACTTGAATCGTGGTGCCGGTGTTCGCGGCTTCGGTCAAAATCATTCCGCCCGCGCCGGCGCGGGTTACGATGTCCACGCTTTCGGCGTGGGTGAGTTGCTTCAGAATCGGCAGACCGTCGCGGGTTTTACCGGACTCCGCTATGCCTGCAGCCCGAATGGACATGCCGACGTGTGGAGCTTTTTCTTCGACCATCTGGCCGTGATCGGCGAAAACTTTCATGCGCCCGTAGAGGCCCGGTCCTTTGGCCCCGGACTCTTGCCATTCCGCGGCTGTGGTGAGCACCCCGGCCAGGTTCTTTACGTCACCCTCGGGTCGGGATGCCTCTTCCGCCGTTGTCGGATGGTTGAGATAGATGTGAGTTCCGGCCTTGAAAACCTTCGGTCCGTCCCGCTGCAGAACTTCCTTGGGATAGTACGCCGATGCGCCTTTACCCGGAGCAATGAGCTTGATCGGATAATCCGCGCGCGCCTCTTTCAAGACAATGGTTTCGAGCGTGGCCGCAGACTCGACCAGCACCAGGTCTTTGGTCGCGGGCTGTGCGGATTCAGAAGCCGAAGCATCTGACTGTGCCGACTTCGGTAGCGTGAAGCCTTTGCGCTTGGCGATTTTGATGATATTGGCGCGAATCACCGACGTCGAGTAGTTGTCTGACCCTGCTCTACCCAGAGAATGAAACGCCGCGTCTACATCGGCCTGCTTTTTGATCGGGAAGGATTTGTTTTTGCCGGCGAAGTCCGCCGCAGACATCGAGTCGCGTTCCTTCTTCGAAATGAAGCGCTCGTACAGCGGAAGGTCGGTGTAGATATTGGCTTTTTTGAACGCCTCACCCATGGAGGTGTAGTGGTCCGAATCGTCGGCCTGTTCGTCATAGACCGTGTGTGGAATGACTTCGACCGCCGAGTCGTCGTCGATCGCGCAGGTTCGCTTTCCGTTGACGGTTCCGATTTCATACGGCGCTTTCCAGGTATCGTTGCCGCAGACATACACGCATTCGCCCTCTTCGGAATCTCCGAACACATCCCGGAGATAGGCGTACTCGCCAGGGAACATGTCGCTCAATTCGTCCTGGAGAGCCGCGCGGATATCGGAGTGGGAGAATTCGAGCGAAGCATCGGCTTCCTGCAAAAGCCGCTCGTGAAACGCTTCGCGCGCCTTGTCCATCTGAAAGCCGATGTTAAGGCACCTTTACCGCGAGACCAAGAATACCGCTCAGAATTCTAGTAGAATTGGTTTCAAGTGAATCCGCCCAACAATGGTTCGCTCGGGGGAGTCAGGCTATGCACAAAGCCCGGCTGCGCCAATCCAGCGGCCGGAAAGCACGCCTGGTGCAACATGCACAAAGCAGAATATCAGAGCCAGTACACCAAGACCACCGAAGAGATGGCCTTCAAACGCGGGTTTCAGGCCGGCGTCGAAGCGCAACGGAAAGCTTTCGTGGAGATGTTCAACCGCTTGGGGATCGCCGAAATGAACTGCATGGAAGTGGCCTTTGCGCTAGATCAGAGCCCGCGGCCGGTCTGCGCTATTCCGGCGTAGGCTGATACTCCTCTTCGCACCGGCAGTTTGGATGAGCCGGGGGTTCGTCATCCCCCGACGAATGCGGGGCTTCCGAGTCGATGAAGTCCTCGGCTTCATTCTCCAGACAGATTTCACAGGCGTCGTCTTCGGCAGACCATCGTTTCTCAACTGGCCCGTTTCCGCCCCGCCAAGTATCGACGTAATCCGCCCCGCCGTCGTGATAGGCGGTTGAGACTTCCTGCAACGCTACGGTTTCGGCCCGGCTGGTTTCATCCGCCTGCGCGTCGCCCCAGCCTCGGAACTCCTCTCGTACGAGTCCAACCATAGCTGCGTAAGTCAAAGGCGTCGAGAACGCCCGGTCGATAATTCCAGACACTCTCTCAGTGGTGGTCTCATCGAGTTCGTCTTCCACATCTTCGGGATCGCGCGACGGGCCCGCCAACGCGGGTGTGACGGGCTTCCGTGGCGCTTCCGCAACCGATGTAGGGAGTTGCTTGGTGACTCGCTCCACACCAGTTGCGTAAGCCGTGGCTGTGACCTTGCGAAACTTCTGCGCGAAACCGCTTTGATGGTACGGAATGCTCATCAGCGCTCTGCGTTTCTGGGAACCTGGCGCCCGTACTCCGTGCGGTAAAGGCATCGTCAACCGCCCCAGCGCTTCCTCGAGATGCGGAAGGCCCTTGTCTTCCAAATGCCTGAGTTGGGTGTTCCAGCGGATCCGCAGAGCTTTTCTGAGTTTGGCTATCAGGGGATCGATGACCGCGCGACGGTTGGGACGGTCCAGGTTTTCGGTTAATACCGCGAGTTCCGCAGCGGCTTCGAGAAAATCCAACTCTGCGCTCAGACTCGTAAAACCTCAATCAGCGGATGCGGCGACCAGAACCTCACCCCGCCCTGGACGATAGCAACACCCCAATCACACCCGCACTTGGGACACGTCCACTTCGTAGCCGTCTCTAGCAATCCGTCGCGCAATGCCTTTGATAACGGCTTCGCGCAGCACGGATCGGGTTCGTAAGCGTTAAGCACTCAGCGTGGTAGTCAGGACTTCCCCGCCAATGAAGTTGTACGAATCGTTTCCGTTGATGGTCGAAGCTTGCGCTGCAGCCGCGCTGGTCACGGTAAGCTTGGCGGTTTTCGCGTTGAGCCATGCTTCTGCGACGAGTTCTTTGAATGAAGTCAAGCCGGCGCCGATGGATTTCTTTACACCATCAATGGTCACGGTGACTTTGGTGCTGGTCATTTGGGACATGCCCAAACTATATCACGGTCGGTAAAGTCACCTGAAGCAGCCGAGCAGTACAAGCTCGTCTTCTTCGGCAAGCTGCTCGCGTTCCGAGCGTTCTATTTCTTGGATGAGATGGGCGTATCGCTGCTTCTCGAATTCCGCCAGCGCTTCCGTTAGAGACTCAAGATCAGGTTTCGCCGCTTCAACCTGTGGGACTACTTGCGGCAATTCCGCCGGCTTCTTTTTCTTGCGCTTCTTCTTTTTCGGCTTGAGGGGCTTCGCTACGACCACCGGCTTTCGTTCTGTCTCTTCATCTCCAAACGCCTGCCCACTGGTAGCCGACATGACCACAAGAGGAGGAGGGACAGGAGGAGTTACCGACGCAGTTTCGAACTGGCCGAGCTCCGCGGCTCCGAGTTGCGCTAAGCCGAGTTGCCCGGAAAGCGTCATGGCGTTGTTTCGGTGAAGTGATAGACCGTCATCATCGCATCCGGCGCGCTGGATGACGCCGTGCGATTGGCGATCGCCCAGCCGTATTGAGCCGTGGTCATTTGCGCGACGTTTGACTCAGTACGGATTTGCGCCCAGTTCACGCCGTCCGAAGAGACAGAGTAGATCCGCGCGCTTGCGGTCTCTTGAATCCGCATCCACACCAACGGCCCGAGAGTCAGCGGGTCGTGAATCGGCGCGATCAAATCCGCACTGAAGGCGGTAAAGCTACTGTAGGTCGAGACGCGTTCCCCGAAACCGCCTTGAGATACCGTCCACCAGATGATATTCGGCCCACCGCTTCCGTCGCTCAGCCACAAGCCGCCGCATCCGTTTGTCCCTGGAGGCGTCCGAATCGTGAAAGCGATCGTGACCGTGAAGAGAGCGTTTATCTTTGCCTTTGCCAGCGCAATCGCGTTGTTCGTTGCGTTCGGATCGTGCTGAATGAGCGTAATCGCCTGAACCGGGCTGGATAGATTCTGCTGCGTCGAAACCACGCCCGAGCCAACGTTGAAGTTCTTCTGTGAGAAGTTCGCCGCAACCGGAGCCGTAAGAGCTTGAATGAACGGATTTGCAACTGAGGCGAGAATGTCAGCCTTGAACTGTGCAAGCGACGCGACGGTTATCATCGTGCCGTCCACTAAGTCGCCGGCGTTGGCCGAGGCGTCCGTTCCTTCCGATGCTCCGGTGAAAGTCGTTCCAGATACCGACGTGACGCGGAAGAGAAGCTTGATTGCCTTCGTCGACGAATCGCGAATCACCAGCGTGAACGTTCCGACCGAAGGAGCGCCACTTGCGGAAACTACCGAGATAGATCCAGATCCAGCGGTGTAGCCCGATGCCAGCGTGGTTGAAAAAAGATTGGCGAATTGCTCAGCCATCTACGTCTTCGATGGTGGCGATACGTCCGTCTGCATCGCGCGTGATTTTCTGCTTCCGGTGACCGTTTACTGGTGCTTCGACGTTGACGTGAATCGGCGGTTTCTGCTCTGCCAATTTCAGTGCAGCCTTCAAGAGTCTATCGGCGACTTCCTTCACCGCGCCCTGTGTCGAGGGTGGTGCTGCGGTCAAAACAGGCTGCTGTTGCCCGTTGGGTAACTGCGGCTCGCCTCCGGGATTCGGCAGAGCCTTTCCGATGGGCGCCGGGATGTCTTCCACTGTCCGGTCAGGATCGTAATCGGGGAACATCGCTTCGAGCAGTTCATCCGGGTTGTCCACGTCGAACAACTGGTAAAGCAGCCGGATACCTTCCCGCGCATCGATCCCGATGATTTGCCCGCCTTTGTTGTTGAGCGTCATCGCTTCTGCTACTGCTTTTACCATGTTCGGGATGTCGCCTTCGCGAATGGCCGGAAATTCCGCACGAACCAAAATTTTAGCCGGCGTGCTCTTCGCTTCCTTTGCGTACACCCATCGTCCGGTTCTCAATCTTCGGCGGGGAGCTTCCTGGATCTCGACTTCCCCTTCACCCACCGACTCCCGCAACTTTCCGCTGGGAGCGCCTTTACTGATCCCGAGCACGTAAGTCGCGGCAATAATGAAGAACTCGCGCCAGATTTCCTGCTTGCCTAAAAAGCCGGTTTCGGTCGGCCGATCCAGCGTCG